ATGTATTCATTATGAACTAAAAAGATTTATTAATTCTTTTTTCCAATCATCGCCGTATTCACAATCACGGTATCCGTCAAACCACGGTCCGCCTTCTGTGTAGTGCAATATTTTAGGAGTACCATCATTTGGTTCTTTGTACCAACCAACTAACCAATTGTATTCTAATGGTAAAGATCCTATTTCGTTATCGTCTAACCAACTAAATCTATGTAAGAATTTAGGTGATTGTTCGTTTAGTAATTCTGGTGTTAACATTTTATTTTTTGGATGTTCGCAGTTCCAAAGTACCATGCTAGACCAATTTTTTCTTGGGTAAACAGTTTGTACTTGTCCGTCCATTTTTGTAGTTTCTTTTGGTGTGTAATCGTGTTGCACAACTACTACTGCTTTAGAGTTATCACAGTATTTCACAAGTTCATGTGATGGTATCTTCCAAAGAAAATCACAATCACAAAACACTGCCCACCCTTTAAAATCGTTTAGGTAAGGTACAAAAAATCTCGTGAATGTGAATTCAGTTGATGCGAGTTTATCTACAGGACGAGTATATAAACCTTGATCTCTCATTTGTTTTTGTTTAAGGGGAATAACTTCTGCAGACGGATCTCGTCTTTTTATTGAGTGTTCACATACTTGATATGCTATGTCTTCTCGACTATCGTGACCTACGTAAATTTTCATCTTGCTATTATTCCGTGTATATCTTTCCAATTATTTACACGGATAATATCAGGGTGATTAAAATCTTGATTATATGGGTGGTTGATTAATATAGGCTTTAAACCGTATTTGAGACCTGCTAGTGCGTTTTTAGGTTTGTCCTCTACCCAATATAGTCCAGTGTTATGAAACTCTGCTAACGCATGATCTTTGTCTGAACCTGTATCGAGTATATGATAATTTGTAAAAATATGATCACCAAACAATTCTCCTAATCTTTTCTTACGCAATAGTTGTGCTGGTATATCTGATGTTTGAGATGTAATAGGTATAAATGTCCAACCTTCAGCGGCAAGTAATTTTACCCATGTTTGTGAATCATGCATTGGAGGTTGATTACCCATCCAAGCACTTTTATTGAATTCTCTTATTTCTTTTCTTACTTCAGTTTTGGTTAATCCAAAACGTTCTGCCATTTCATAAGTGTTTTCTTTACCGTCTAATAATTTGTATGGATATATTCTTTTTCCTGTATATCCTTCTCCAACTTCATTTTCAAAATAAGATCTGTTTACCATCCATTTTATAAAATGATGTTCCCATTCCAACAGTACGCCGTCTACGTCTGTTAGTATTATTCTATTTGATTGTGGCATCTTCCATCCCCGCTACTCTGAGTTTAACAATGTTTGTGATTTGCCATTGTTTTTGATCTAACCCTTTGGTGATGCCTAGCCATTGGTTTCTTAATAATGCGAATTCATTAATAATTTTTTCTAAATCTACTACGTCTGCTTCGCCATCGACATATTTGTCAGCATCACGCGAAGTCAGTGCCCTGTTATAATTTTCTAAAAACTTCTTAAAAGTTTTAGATCTTAATCTTCTTTTTTCAATATTTAGGTATTCTAATATTGCTTCAATTTCTTGTAATTGGTTGAATCTTTGTTCAACAACACCAGGCATTGATGCCGATGCTTTTTCTAAATTACCCCAAATAGAACATTCTTTTCGTGCTTGTTGATATTCTGTTTCGAAATGTTTGATACACTCTGGAATGAGTGATATGTCTTTACTTACTTTAGTATACCAATTCGTCATCGTCATATAAATCATCTTCGTCGTCTTCAAATACATTACCAACTGCTTCTTCTAATTTAGGATCGTAATCAGAAGATGCTTTTAATTCTTTGTCCTCAACACCTATATCTCTTAAGGTGCTAATAAAATCTACTGCTCCGTCTAACTTATTTCTTTCTGGTATGTAATGTGAAAACGAATTCCATATACGTTCGATATCTTCGTGTGTCATTTCAGCCATTTAGTCTTCCTTATTTTGCTCAACTGTTTGTTCAGTTGCTGTAGATAATTTATCAAAATCAGACATTAACATATCCAATTTATCTCCAGTCCATGCTTTTCTAAAGTCTAAATGCTCCTTTCCTTTTGAATCAACGTATTTTAATCTGTTTCCTTGCTGTGTTAGTATGCCTTTCTTTTCGAATAAATCCACTAGTCCGCTGTATGGATCCATACCAGTATCGTAAGGTATTTTAACTTGGACACTTTCAAATGGTTTTGCATATCTTGTTTTCATTACTTTACAAGCGGCTCTTATACCTCTAACATCTGATATCTTGTTACCTTTTTCGTCTTCTTTAAGTTTAAGTTTTTTCATTGCAATTACAATCGAACTTGCATAAATGAATCCTTGTCCACCTGATATTTTGTCATCTGGATCAAACATATCTTGAGATGCATATGTATGATTTGTTGCTACAAGTCCTACATTCCAACTACCAAACATATTCACACAGTTTCTTACAAGTGCAGTAAGGGCCTTTGGCTTTCTACCTAAGTCACCTTTCATTTCACCTTTTTCAAACTGATCAACATCTGTTGGTGTAAGCAACATACCTAAACTGTCTATTACAAACAATACTTTAGGTGCCTCTTCTTTACTATCTGCGTGTTGTTCTTTATAACCTTTCATGAACTCTGATACAGTTTTTGCTACATCATCTATCATCGATAAACTTAATTTTAAAAGTTTATCCTCTGATGTATCTACTTTCAATGCTTGTAACCATTGTTCATCTAATGCATTTTCTGAATCAATTAATATTACAAATATGCCTTGATCTTGTGCATTCTTAATAATGTTGCCTGATGCAATATATGATTTACCTGCACCAGACTCACCGGCAAGTACTGATACTTTGCCTAGGGGAATTCCTTTGTTAAAATCTCCTGATATTAAATAATTTAAAGCATAGTTTCCTGTGCTTATCCAATCTGTAGGATCACTAAATCCTATGCCAAGTCCTTGTATAGACTTTGTTATACTTTTTCTAAACTTTGTTGCGTCAAATACTTTTGTCATGTTGTCCCTTATATTAGCATACTAGACCCTGATCGTCAATTGAAAACCAGGGTCTGGTAATTTTTATTATTGACTTTGTCTGCTTCTGATCAACTTCAATATATCTTCGGCTCTTTTAGCACTGTCTCCATTTGGAGTTGCTGGTGCTGAAGTTTCTGCCGGGGCAGTTGCTGGTGCTTCTGCTGGTTTAACTTCTGGCGTAGATGTATTTGTTGTCTGTACAGGTGCTGGTTGACTCGCTTCTGGAGTAACTGGTTTAGGTGCAGATGTTCCTGCAGGCCTAAAATATTGTCCATACTTCTCAAGATCATAAGCCTCACCATCAACAGATTTTTCAAATAATTCTTTAATTATTTTTACTTCTGCTTCAGTTGGTTCTTTTGGTCTGTAGTCTGACAAGTTGAATAAACCATGCGTATCGATTGCGGCTCTTTCTGCCTCGTCTAATGCACGTTCTCTTCTTGACCATTTTGAAGTTGAGTAATCAGCATAACCACCTTTAGATGTCTTAGTAATTCTAAAGTCTACACCTTTAACTGAATCAGTTGGTAACTCTTCCATTTCTGGATCAAGTAATGCTGATCTAATTATGTTAAAGATTTGTGGACCAATTATGAATCTTCTAATAGGATTCTCAGGTTGGTTTTCTTCGTTAAGGGGATTAGTTGTGACAAAACCTTGGAAAATATAACTTTTCTTTTTCCAATATTTTCTACCCATATCCTCCATGCTCTTATCTTTGAACCATGGTCTAACTTCTGTTAGAACTGGACAAGTTTTTCCATACATTTCCATACACGGTACTTGTACCTGTACTGGTCTAGAATCAGTTTGTCCTTTGATTCCAGCAAAAGGTAATTTAATCATATTCCTTTCAGTCCAGAAAAAAGTATTGTGTTGATCCTTATCTGGTAAGAATCTAACTACTGCTTCTTGTCCTTCTTGTATATTCCAATGTGGATAGATGGCGTTGTCTCCGC